GGAATTGACATTGAAGGTTCTATAGAACAAAGGTTTTTGGATGATCCAATAGGCAGAGGTGGGCTATCTACAGAAGCAGCTGATGCAGGTGCTGCTGTTGAAGAAGTTATTAATGACCGTGGACTATTAGGTGAATATGTTCTTGACCCAATTGAAAGAACTATAGAACCACTTGTGGGTGAACAACTGGCTGGAAAAGCGGCTCCATATATTGCCGGAGCAGGAGCGTTAGGATTAGCTGGTTATGCTACAGGTGCTTTTGACGACGATCCTCCGCCTCCACCAAATGCAACACAACGACAAATGGAGGCGTATGACGCATATCTAGCAGCCAAGGCTAGAGGACCGATGTCACCAGAACAACATCTGCAAATGAGAGCCGAAGCAGGTATAGTTCCTCAATATACTCGTTCCCAAATGGCAAGAATTATCGGACGTGATGTTAGTGGTCTTCCCGATTATTACTTTGCTCGTGGTCGTGCTGGCGGTGGCGAAGTCATGGGACCAGGTACAGGAACCTCTGACAGCATTCCGGCAAGACTTTCAGATGGTGAGTTTGTAATGACAGCAAGAGCCGTTAAAAACGCTGGCGGTGGTGACAGGTCATTGGGCGCGGCTCGAATGTACGACATGATGAACCGTTTTGAGCAAGGAGCGGCATAATGGTTGATGTAACAGAAAGCACACAAACTACCCGTCAAGCTCCTTATATTGAAGAGTATCAAAGGAAACTTTTTGATCTTAGTCAAGCATTGGGTCAAATACCCCAAACTCTTCCAACGCAACAAATTCAAGGATTAAGCCAGCTACAACGAGACGCCATTCAAACAGGAAGAGGCATAGGAGCCTATCAAGGTGGTATAGACACTGCTTACGGAACGGCTGGACAAGGGCTGCAAGCTCTTTTGCAGGGCGCAAAAGGGTCTGGCTTGGGTTTTACAGGCGGCATGGGGACGATGGGAAGTGCTATATCAGGCCTTCAAGGTGCTCCCACAGGTCAAGGATATGTCGGACAAGCCGCTGGTGCTTACGGACAGGCTGGCGGTCAGTTTGGCGCAGCTGGTTTTGATCCTTCCAGCGTATCTAAATATATGAATCCTTACGAGGATATGGCTGTTCAGCAAGCTTTGAAAGACATTCGTAGGGAAGGCGACATTGCCCAAACGGCTCAACAGGCCGCTGGTGTACAGGCCGGAGCGTTTGGTGGTTCCCGTCAGGGTTTGCAGTCTGCTGAACTTGCTGGAAACATCTTTAGGGAACAAGGAAGAACCGCTGCGGGAATGCGCCAAGCTGGTTTTCAAAATGCAATGCAACAAGCAATGCAGGAATCACAGTTTGGTAGGGGTCAGGCGCAAACCGCCTATGAACAGGCGAAACAACGTCAGTTGTCCATGGGCCAAGGTCTTGCTGGACTTGGCGCACAACAGGGTGCCATGGCTGCTCAAAGAGCGCAGACTTTGGGTCAACTAGGAACAGGTTATGCTGGTATTGGCGCGGCACAAGCACAAGAAGCTGCAAGGCTTGGCTTGGGTATAGGACAACTGGGAACGACACAAGCTAATATTGCTGGCATGGGTCAAAACATGCTTGGTCAACAGGCACAGCTACAGTCACAGCTTGGCGCAATGCAACAGGCACAGACACAACGAGAACTGGACGCTCGATATCAGAACCAAATGAGACAACTGTATGAGCCTTACCAACGAATGGGCTTTATGGCTGATATACTTAAACCCTCTATTGGTTCTGCACAAATGGCGTTGACTTCTCAGACAGCACCGTCTCCAAGCATCTGGTCACAGCTTATTGGTGGGGGCATTGCTGGTCTTGGAGCTTACAAAGCTTTAACCGGCCAAGGCGGTCTTTTTGGGAGTAAACCATGATCAATCGTCGTAGACCTATACAGTCGATTGTAGCCGGACGCAAAATGTTCTCTAATGGTGGGGTTGTTCCTCCGCCGATGGGTGCTCCGCCGATGGGTGCTCCGCCGATGGGTGCTCCGCCGATGGGAATCTTGAACTCATCTCCTGAGTTGGCACAAGCTGCGTCTTTCTCTCAACCTCCGCCAACGCTTGTTGACTCAATGGTCAATGAAGCAACTGCCGGGTACGGGCAAGGTCTTCAAGATTCAACAGCCATGAACGCCGCACCAGTGCCCATGGCCCATGGTGGAATGGCTTCTGAAGATATGATAAAATCTTACAGGCATGGGGGTGTTCATGTTGACAGCGGTGGTGCAACAATTCCAAGCCCGAATGAATCTGTTCAAGCTCCCCGAATCCAAGGGTCTTCTCTATATAGTTCTGGGTACACGCCTAACCCGTATGGTTCTGAAGTAGCAATAAGAAGCCTTTCGCCTTCTGGCCAAGACCCACTTTCTATTCTTCAAGCAGAAACAGATGCAGAAAGATTAAACAGGCTTTTTCCTGAAGCACTTGCTGGTTCAATGACTAAACCAAGTGGAGAGCGATATAGCACTGCGCCAAGCATGACCAGACAAATGCTGGGAAAAATTCCGGGACGTGTGGGAACTTTTCTTGAAGATGTAACTAAAGATTTAGAAAGCGCATCAAATT